AAGAGAACAATACCCAGTGGACACCGGCAGGCGACAACCTTGCAGGCGACTATGACTTAGCCACCCCTGGCTCACTCATTGCCGGCAAGCGCGTCAAGGGTGTAAACCTACTGTTTACAGATGTGGATGTCCACACGGCCCAGTATGTTGGCGCTCCATTTGTCTATGGCTTTGAGAAGGCTGGAAGTGGCTGCGGCCTGATTTCAGCCCAGTCTGTGGCGGCCATTGACACGGCAGCCATTTGGATGAGCAATTCTGGCTTCTGGATTTATGACGGGTACGTCAAGCCACTGCCAAGTGATGTGTCGGACTACATCTTTGCCAACATTAACTATGCCCAAGCATCTAAGATTTATGCGGTCCATGTCAGCAAGTATGGTGAGATTTGGTGGTATTACCCAAGTGCAGCGAGCAATGAAAATGACAGCTATGTCACTTTCAACTACCGCGAAAACCACTGGAACATTGGCACACTGGCCAGAAACGCTGGGGTTGACTCTGGCGTGTTTACTTATCCTTTGATGGTCTCAAGTGATGGTTACATCTATGAGCATGAGGTGGGCTACAACTATGACAGCGCCAGCCTTTATGCCGAGTCTGGTCCAGTCCAATTGGGCAATGGCGACAACATCATGTCTGTCAGACAAGTTGTGCCAGATGAGCAGACCTTGGGTGAGGCGGTGGTGTCATTCAAGACCCGAAATTACCCCACTGGCACGCAATCGTCATTTGGACCATACACGGCAGCCAACCCAACTTCAGTGAGGTTTTCTGGCCGGCAAGTCAATATGCGGGTGACTGGTGACACTTTGGCTGACTGGCGCATTGGCGTGATGAGGCTCGAAGCCATCCCAGCCGGTAAGCGATGAGTGACCAAGAACAACTGGAAAGACTGCGCCACCATGTGGAGGCGGCATTAGAATACAGTGGAGGCACACACAATTTTGACGATGTCGCTGAGATGGTCGAGGGTCACAGATTACAGCTGTGGCCGGCCAAGGACTCGGTGGTATTGACAGAGATCGTTGTCTATCCCAGGCTAAAGAATTTGCATTACTTCTTAGCTGGTGGCGACCTAGACGAACTCTCAAGGATGAGACCATTGATCGAATCCTGGGGCAAGTCTATTGGCTGCACCAGAGTGACCTTGGCAGGCCGAAGAGGCTGGGCCAAGACATTTTTAAGAGATGAGGGTTACAGTCCACAGTGGTCTGTAATGGCAAAGGAACTTTAGGGGAAAAATAATGGCAACACAATCAGAAATCAATGCGGCATTGGGATTGCCACCAGGCATCAATCCGGATGGTTCTTGGAATGCTCAAGACTATATGGCAAGGCGTACACCTGGGCAAGTAGATACACAAGCCCAAGTAGATGCGGCTCGTGCGGCTAACCCATATTCTGCTCAGAACATGGCTAAAGTTGATGTGACTAGACAAGGTCAATATGTAGATGATGCAAGTGGAAATCCTGTTGCTTTAACTTCATATTCACCAGGCTTTGACATTAACAATCCAACAGCGCTGCAAAGTTTTGGTGAATTGCGTGCCAGAGGTGGAACAGACTCTACATCACAAGCATTTAATGCAATTGCAACTCCTGCACAAAAGGCTGAAGCAGATAGATTGTGGTCTATCGAAAAAGCAAGATTAGATGCAATTGATAGACAAGCAGGCTTGTTAAATACTCCTACTAGCCAAACAACACAAACAGCGCAAACTCAAACAGCGCAAACCTATACGCCAGCAGAAACAGCACTTTATAACGCATATCGTTCTGGTGATATTGCTGGTGTTAATCGTGCTGCTCAAGAAGGTAAGTTAACTCAAGCACAAGTCCAATCTAAATTTGGTTTGACAGATGCTGATATGTCATGGATGACCAACAATGCAGGGGTTAAGTTTTATACGCCACCAGCAGCTGCAACTGCGGTTGTTCCTGATGTTACTGGTGGCACTACTGGAATTCTTAGTGGCATTAGGGGTGCAATTAACAGTGGAATTGGCCAAACTAAAACATATACACCAGCAGAAGAAGCGTTATATAACGCTTATCGTGCTGGAAACATTGCAGAATTTAATCGTCTAACAGCTGCCAATAAATTCACAGCAGGGAATATTCAATCTAAATTTGGATTGTCCGATGCTGATATGAATTGGATTACAAACAACGCTGGTGGAAAGTTTTATTCTGAAGCTGGCACTGGCCCAGGTGGAGTCCCAGGTGGAGTCCCAGGTGGAGTCCCAGGTGGAGTCCCAGGCGGCCTTGGTGGTCTAGGTGGAATTGCCCAGAACTTTGCCAATTACCAATCCATTCCCATTGGCGCTCAATACAACCCCAATGTTGTTGGCGGCACTGGCTCTCCATATGCCCAAGTCATGGGCCAGATGCAGCCATTTCAAAACCCTTATGCAAATATACCTGTTAATACGCCAATGGGTGGTTATGACCCAGGGCTGTATGACCGACTTCTGACAAACGCAGCAGCAAAGGCTGATGTTTTGGCGCGAGGTGGGTCAACCATTATTGAGGGTGGTGGTGATGGCGGTGTAGGTGTAGGAAGTGGTGACGCTGATGGTGCTATAGGTATTGGCGGCACTGGCGATGCTGGTGGCCCAGGGTCAGGTGGTGGCGGTGATAACGGGGACAGTGGTGATGGTGGTGATGGTGGTGATGGTGGTGATGGTGGATTGGCCCGTGGCGGCTATGTCCATGGCGGCCTAATTTTTGGCGCAAACCCTCCTGGTCCAGATGATGGCGCTGTCAACCTTGATATGGGCGAATATGTGATCAAGAAGTCTTCAGTCAATAAGTATGGCCGTGGACTTCTGGACATGATCAATGAAGGCAAAGTGCCTGCCAAGAAATTAAAGTCTTTACTCGGATAAGGTGGCAATATGTCAAAAGGTGGAAACACAACTTCTACAAGCTCCATTGATCCACAGATCAAAGAAGCATTCTTAGCCAACTTTCAGCAGGCCCAAGGGGTCGCTGGTGCATTGCCGGTCCAGCAGTTTGCTGGGTACAACCCAATGTACCAGGCAGGCGAGGAAGCTCTGGTCAACACGGGCCTTGCTGGCCCAGGCATTACTGGCACAGACTTGGCAGCTCAAATGGCGGCTTATGGCGGTGTCTATCAGCCTGCGGCAATCACAGCGCAGCAGACCAATTTAGGTCTTGGCCAAGGTGCAGGCACTATTGGCTCTTACATGAATCCATACACAAGCATGGTGCGTGAAAACGCATTGGCTGACTTGGAATCTGCAAGACGCGCTGCTATCCAGCAGACCGGTGAACGTGCCACACAAGCCCGTGCATTTGGTGGATCACGCCAAGGCGTGGCCGAGGCTTTGACTAACCAAGGGTTTGCCAAGCAGGCGGCCACACTTGGCACAACTTTGAACGAGCAAGCATTCAACCAAGCAATGGCCATGCAGCAGGCCGACATTGCACGCAGATCAGCAGCCGACATTGCCAATCAGCAAGCTGGCTTGCAAGGTGCGCAATTGAGGCTAGGCGGTGCAGGCCAGCTTGGTAATTTGGCTGCACAGCAGCAAGCATTGCGTCTTGGTGGCGCTCAAGCTGTCATGGGCGCTGGTGGTGCGCGTCAGGCTTTGGACCAGCAACAAATGGATGCAATCCGAAATATTGGTCTCCAGCGTCTCGGTGTGGTCCAGTCTTCACTCGGTGCGCAGCCTGCCAATCTTGGCATGGTGGCTCAGACTCCATACAGTCAAAATGTTGGCGCTGGCGCTCTTGGTGGTGCTTTGGCCGGTGCAAAACTAGGCAGTGTTGTGCCAGGTGTTGGCACAGCGCTTGGTGCTGGCATTGGCGGTATTCTTGGCCTAATTGGTTAAGGGGTAAAAAATGGCTGAATTTAATTTTGATGGCCTACTAGGCAATTTGTTTGGTGGTGGTGGTGACAGTGAGCTTGAGAAGCTACTGACCACCAAGCAAAAAGAGCAATTGGGTTTGCAGTCAACAATGGCCGCGGCTGCTGCATTGCTCCAGGCAAGCGGTCGAAGCCCCCAGCGTATTGGCCTTGGCCAAGCTCTAGGCTCTGCCCTGCAAGCTGGCCAAGGTGCTTATGAGAAAGGCATGACTGGCGCTTTTGGCAATCTGGTGACAGCGGCCAAGCTCAAAGAAATGCAGCGAGAAGCTAATCGTCAAACGGCATTTACCAATTTATTTTCTAATGCCGCACCTACTGGCCTGACACCAGCACAAGCTAGTCTTGCAGCGCCAGTTGAAACAGCTGGCCGAGTCGGCCCAACGCCTGATCGTGCTGCATTGATGAATGCTGCACCAGCACCACAGCAAGGTGGCCCATTTTCATTCTTGAATCAAACGCAACGTGCGCTGCTTTCTGGAATGAAGCCAGAGCAGGGTTTGCCTGAGATTTTGAAGATGTCTCAAGCCGCTGAAGAATATGGCGCTCCAACGCCTGTTGTGATGAATGGCAAGACTGTCATGGTTCAATACAACAAACAAGGCCAACCACGCATTGCCCAAGGTGCTATGCCATACGAGCCACAGTCACCTGACATTCGTGCCGTTGAGTACATCAGTGGTCGCCCATTGGCTGGAACTGGTCAACCAGGCATAGAAGATGTTGGCAGGTATCGTCAGCAGATTGCCACCCGTGTGGATGTGAAACCAGTAATTGACATGACTGGTGGCCAAAAAGGCTTTGAGAATGAAATGAAGCTGGCCAGTGCATTTAAGCAAGAGCCAATTTACAAAGACTTCAGCGACATGAAGTCTTCTTTTGGCCAAGTTGTTTCATCTTTGAGCCAAGGCACACCAATTGGTGATGTTGCTGGTGCAACCAAAGTGATGAAATTGCTAGACCCAGGCTCTGTGGTGCGTGAGACTGAGCTTGGCATTGCCATGGCAGCCGCAGGCCGCATGGACCGACTGAACAACTATTTCAACAACATGATGACTGGCCAGAAGCTCACACCGACTCAACGCGAAGATTTCAAGGCTTTGTCCAATGAACTGTATGCAGCCGCTGGTCAGGCATACAACCAAAAGCGCAGTGAGTATGAGCAATTTGGTAATGCTTATGGGTTTAAAAACCTTAATACAGCCCTTGGCGTTCCAGCCACTATCCCCTCATTGATGCGTCGTGGACCAAGTGGTGGTGGTGGAAATCCATTGCTAGATGCTATTAACAGACAATTGCAATTGAATTCTTCTGGAGGTCAGCAATGAGCACCGGACTAGAAGGCTTCACAAACGAAGAGCTACTCAAGATTAAGGCTGGAGATGTCTCTGGCTTGTCTAATGAAAAACTTCAAATTCTCCAAGGCATTTTGTCGCAGAGTCTGGACATTGATCGCCCTGCACCAGCGCCTGCATTGTCCCAACCACTGCCACAAGCGCCAACCCAACGCCTGCGCTCTATTGCGCAGGGCGTGACCCTTGGCTCTGCTGACGAGATGGAAGCGCGTCTGCGCGCATCAGTCACTGGCGAAGACTACGGCAAAGTGCTTTCTGAAATTCAAGGCAAGATGAAGGCTTATCAGGCCCAGTCACCTTATGAAGCATTAGGCTATGAGGCATTGGGTGGTGTTGGATCAGCGGCTGCATTGACCGCGGCCACTGGTGGCACGGCTGCACCATTGACTGGTCCACGCATGGCGGCCAGTGTCGCACCATTGGTTAAGGCACTGGCAGGCACTTCAGCGCTTGGCGGTCTTCAAGGCGGCATCACAGGATTTATGACTGGCGAAGGCGATTTTGCAGCCCGTGCGGCCAGAGTGCCAGGCTCAACCATAATGGGCGCATCTATTGCCCCAGTGGCCCAGGCTGCATTTATGGGCGCTGGAAAACTCACAGACATGGCGCTCGATGCTGCCAGACGCATGACTGGTGGCCGCGGTGGCAGGGCGGCAGAGGCTGAGATTCAGCGCTTGGCAGGCGAGACTGGCTTGACCACAGATGAAATCGTACAGCGCATTGCCAGTGGTGAAATCTTGGCCGAAAACCAAACGCTACTGGCTGCCGTGCGTGGTCTGTATACCCAAGGCGGTAAGGCATCGACAACGATTCAAGGCGCTTTATCTACACGCCCAGACACACTGCGCAGAGAAGCCTTGACAGATATGCAGCAAAAGCTGGTCAGCGGTCTCAACCCCAACTTTGTTGGACCACGCCCACAGAATGAAAATGTTTTGCGTTTCTACCGATCAACCAATGACGAAGCAAAGACATTGGAAAACCAAGCCTACAAAGACGCTTATGGCAGTGGCGGCATCATTGGCCAAGATTTGTTGGTAAGTCTTAAAGACGCACTGCAAAGATCACCAACGGCCATTGCCGACATCAACGCAATCTACACGGCCCAGACAGGCAAGAAACCATTTTTCTCTTTTGACAAAGATGGCAACATTGTGTTTGCCAAAGCGCCAACATTGGAAGATGCTGAAGTTGTCAGACGAGGCATCCAGACTTCAATTGACTCTGCCTTTACAAGTGGCAAGGGTGGTGTTGGAGCAGCGCTCAAACCCGTTGAAAACGCTTTGAGAGATGCCATTGACTCATCATCACCAAGACTGGCTGCAACCCGTGCTGAAGCCTCACAGCTTAGAAGCGCAAGGGATGCATTCAAAGAAGGCCGCACCATCTTTGGCAAGAGCGCAGACGAAGTCCAAATAATGATGGAAGACATGGCCAGCAACCCTGGCGCAGTCAATGCGTTTAGGGCTGGCGCTATGGATGCCATTCGCAATCAGATGGGATCAGGTCGCGCCAAGTCCATGATGGGTGTGCTGGCCAGTCCTGAGACCAAACAGGGCGCTATCTTGCGCACCATTTACCCTGGTGATGAGCTTGATGGCATCTTGACCCGCATTGGCACAGCTGCCCAGTCGCAGGCTGCTAAGAACAGGGTTCTTGGCGGGTCGGATACAGCGTCATCGGTAATGCAGGCAGCGCGTACTGGCTCAACACTTACTGCTGACGATCTGGCCAGCGCGGCCAGTGGAAGCCCCATGGCTGCATTCCGAGTGGTTAGCAAGATGCTGGGTGATGCAAACAAGGGGATGTCGGAACAGGACCGCCAGCGAGTGGCCCAGATTCTGATTTCAGAAGACCCAGAGATTGTGCGCAAAGCATTGCGTGATGAAAGCGGCATGGCCAGATTGCAGCAGGCCGTGGCGGCTGGTGCGAGAATGCTTGAAAAGACTGTGCCTTATGGCGCAAGCTACATTGGTGCAACAGCGCCAAGACCCCTCTCTGGCCAATAAGGAGTAAACATGGCAGGCTTGCTGGACTACTTAGAAGGCATTGGCGAGACTGGCGCCACACTTGGCACTGGACTCTTGTCTGGTGTTGTTGGCGCGCCATATGGCCTATTTAAAGGCATTACCAGTGGCCGCTATGGCAGCCCAGAAGCTGTGCGCATTGCCGAAGAAGAGGCCAAGAAATTCATGGAGCGAAACACCTATGTCCCAAGGGGCAAGGTGGCCCAAGAGGCTTTGCAAAAGGCTGCGCAGCTCATGGAGCAAAGCAAGCTGCCACCAATAATTCCAGAGGCTATTGCCTTGGGATCAATACCGCGGCAGGCTTATTTGGCCCAAGCAGAGCGCAGGGGCATGGACCTTGAACGGGCCATGGCCCCAAGAGTCGAAAAAATGCTTCAGCGCGGTGGTGCTGGCGCTGATGTATTGCAAGGCTTGGCACAAGGCGCTCAATCAAATATTTTGCCCCAGGCTGGCCGCAGTGGCTTTGGCGCGTTTGACCCAAGATATGACCCAAGGGTTTTAGAGCAGGCCAGAATGCAGGCAATGACCCGTGATGTGCAGCTCAATCCAAACGCTAAAAACCCACAAACAATTTCATTGACCAGTTTGGCCGGTATGCCATTTATTACAAGCATGGCCGACCGCACAGCTGCTGGCGGTAGTTTGCTTGGCATTGACAATGTGCAATTCAATCGACCAGTGGGCCTGCTTGGTGGCCAAGACTTCATGTTTAACAACCCTGGTCTTGTTTGGTCTTCTGGCAATGCCCCAGCCAATGCCTTGATGAAATATGCGGCAGAGGTTAAAAGCGCCACTGGCCAGAATCCAATCTATTTGCCTTATCGCATGGCCCCGACTGGTGGTGACTTTGCGCAAATGACTGGTGAGACCATGCTGGCCTATGCTGATGCAGCCATGGGCAGCAGACAAAAAAATAGATTAGACAAGTCAATCAAGAAATTTATTCCAACTTGGTCTGGCGTGTCTGATCCAGCAAGTGTCCAGCAGTTTAGGGCTGCACCAGATAAAAAGCGCAAAGCCATTAAGGCAATGATGGACAGGGATTTCCGAAATGAGGGTGGCTTAAATATTGGCAGCGCAAGGCTTGCAGTTTCAGACCCAATGCAATTGGCAGCTCAAGAGGGTGGCCTGCAAAATGTTGGTGAAATATTTGCTGGCAGATCATTGATTCAATCCCCTCACCCAGCTTACCCTGGTGGTGTGCCTGGTAAGGGGATTGGTACATTGGCTGAAGACATCAATGTTTTCCAGCTGCTGCCTGATGTCGTGAAGGCCAGGGGCATCCCAGACCCAATGAATCCAAGACCATCAGACTTAAGAGCAATGCAAATGAAGCCCTACTCCGGCTTGATTACAGACGAATTACTCAAGAGCCTTGGCTACTAAATAAAAACTTTGGATCAAAAGCGCTGGCAAATTTCTCGCCATAACGCTCAGTCAAAAAGGCTTTGACCGATTCTTCTGTCACTGACTTAACGCCAGTCACAACACAGCGTGTCTCATACAACCCAAGAGCCTCAAGCATCTTGACTGGCATTTTCTTTTCAGTGTTCACAATAGGCAAAAGCATATCAACTCCCAAAAAACGCAGCCACAAGAGGGTCGCGTTTCACGACCCGTCTTTTCTGTCTACGTCTGGCAGCGTCAAAGTCTTTGTCGTCTGCACTCATCTTGTCGCGGTACTTTTTGATGCGCTCAGAGCCTGGCACTGGCCCAGGGGCAATTGCATCTTCACCATCCCCCCAAGACCACAGAGGCCGCCACTGGCCATTGGCATGGACCTTGGTGTGTCCTGAGATGTGGACCAGCTCATGGCGGTGCAAGTCAAACAGGATTCGCGCTGCACTGCGCCTGGCACAAAAGCACAGCTTGGCCAAGTCCACATCAGACAGATTGCCTTTCTTTTGCAAGGCTGCCTCAATGGCAGGCTCTACACGCGGTTTTAAGCCTCTGGCCATGTGCTGGTCTCCATTCTGGCTTTCAAGCGCTCCAGCATTGTTTTGACAACGAATGCACGGGCTTTGACTTCATCAGGCATTGCATGGCCAAAGACTTCTGGGTGAATTAGGTCTTTGACCAGGTCGAGGCAGGCATCGATGGCGGGTGGCAATTCATTTGTCAAGAAACTTCTCCAGCGCAGACTCTTCAATATGGTCCACAAAGCCTTGCAAGATCATGTGGGCAATGTCCACATCAGTGCCAGCGATGTATGCATTGTTGAGGGTCATGCACTCTTCAATATCAGGCTCATAAGGTGAGCCAAGGGAATCAACTGACCCCTTTTCTTCTGGGCTGTATTCCAGAAAGCAGACCAGCTCCACATCTTCAATGCAGCATTCAAACTGGAACAAGTCTTTGGGGCAGGGTGGTGTGGCTTGGTGGTTCATCTTGCTCTCTCTTTCATCATTGCGTCTGCCAATGTATAGGCTTGCTCTGCGACCAATTCTGGCGTATTGCCATCTGAGATGATTTTAAAAACATGGCCAGATTCCACAAACGAGGCCGCAAAATAATCACGCAATGTCATGCCTCTATCTTTGCCGTAATTTGGGTGGAACTCATTAAAAATTGGTTCTGGTTGAGGAAATGCTGGTTGATTTTTCATGCTCAACCCCTCCAAGCCAGCATCACGCCAATGCCACCAAAAATAATGATGGCCAAGATGCATTCGATCAGGGTGGTAATGATTTTCTGTTTCATCGGTTTCTTTCGTTTAAGTTAGACAGTCGAAACGATTATGGACAGAATTAAAATATGTTGCAAGAACTAATTCTGTCCATGTTGTTTTTATACATATTCCGCAATTAGAATGCGGCCATGCAATCAATTCACGATATCAAGGCAAAGGCCAAGGCTCACAAGATCACCATGTCTGCGGTGTGCAATGAGGCTGGCATCCAGCAGTCCCAGGTGAGCCGGTGGCTGTCTG